AAGCAGTCTCGTGACCTTCGCTCGAACCCAGAGTTCATCGAAGTAACCAAGTACGCTGCTCCAGGTAACTTCATGCTTGGTGAAATCGGTCGTCTATACGACACCGTCTTCATCGAGACCACACAGGTCCGTAAGGTCGGTGGCGGTGCTGGTACTGGTTGGACTGCTGACACAGCTGTTACTAACCCTACCCCTGCTGCTGGTGGTGGCTACATTAGCCCAGACGAGTTCACAGGTAACGGTTCGGCTGACCGCTACGACGCCATCTTCATTGGTGACAACGCATTCGGTCACGCTATCTCACTCCCAGTTGAGCTCCGCGATGGTGGTATCCTAGACTTCGGTCGTGAGCACGCCCTCGCTTGGTACTCGATTTTCGGTCTTGGTCTAATTACTGACCAGGCTGTAATCGTAGCCTCAACCAACTAGTATTACCCCGATTGGTGGGGGGTCAGAAATGGCCCCCCACTTTTCACCCCGCATTAACGAGACACTAATTAGGAGAACATCCCGTGGCAACACAAAAAAAACCAACTGACTTCACAGGACGTCAGCGCGACGAGCTAGTCGCACAGCAGCTTGAAGACCAGGCTGCACAACAGAACGCAGCTGCTGTAGCCCAGGCTGAAGCTGCTCGTAAAGTAGAGACCGAAGTCATCGACGCTACTCAGCCTATGAAGGCGGAGCCAGTTATCCTTGACACCGTGACCAAGAGCGAAGACTCAAAAGCAACAGTGACTATCCGCGTGTCGGACAACATTGAGGCTATGACTTTCGGTGCTGGAAACTACTACAGCTTTAAGGCTGGACAAAAGTACGAAGTAACTCCAGAAGTTGCTGCACACCTAGAGGAAAAGGGCTACGTATCAGCCCGATACTAGGCACAGTTTTCAATGAGGCAGCGGGCTTAGTGCCCGCTGTTTCGTTTTATCAAGACTTTTTATGAAATATAAGTCACTATAGTAGTGACGCGTTTGTTAGGTTGGACACACTATGGCATCTCTTACAGACCTTATTACTAAGGTTCGTACTGAAATCAACGACCAAGCCCGTCAGTTCACCAAGACATTCACAGGCGATGGAACAACTACAGCTTTTAATTTAGCTATTAAGCCTGTTGATGCTAATACTCTTTTAGTTAAAGACAACTCTACCACTCTTACTAACCCAGCTGGTTACACTGTGGAAACTGTCTATGGTGTTATTCACTGCACAACTGCACCAGCCGCAGGTCACACACTTACCGTATCTGGAAATGTGTGGCGTTACTTTTCTGATGACGAGATTGCAAACTTTGTAAACACTGCTGTCCTTCAGCACACAAACAACCGCACCGATAGCTTTAACCGTGCTATCACAATTGATACTCTGCCTCAAATTGAAGAGTATCCACTAATCGTCTTAACGACCGTAGAAGCCCTGTTTGCGCTTGCTACAGACGCTTCCTATGATATTGACATTAGCGCTTCTGATGGCGTCTCTATTCCCCGCTCAGAGCGTTTTAGACAAATTTCTGCGCTTATCACCCAGCGTATGGAGCACTACAAGAGCCTGTGTGCCGCGCTTAACATTGGTCTATGGCGCATCGAGATGGGAACTCTACGTCGCGTGAGCCGCACAACTAATAAACTTGTTCCTATTTATGTTGCCCAAGAAATTGACGACTCCACAAGTCCAGAGCGCGTCTACATGCAAAATGACCTTAACGGTCGCACAGTAGTACCTAGCAGCGTGCCTATTTTAGACCTGGTGATGATGCAGGGCGACAACTTTACCCAGACTATTGTTTTGCCAAATTCTGTTGGCTTAACTACAGTTACACCTGTAACAGCTAACGTTGCTGCAAATACTAATATAACTATTCCTACAAATAGTAATATTACAGTAGGTTCTGTGGTTACTGCTAGCGGAGGAACGATTACATCATTCCCAGCTGGAACTACTGTGACTAAGGTCGTAAATTCTACAACTATTTGGCTAAGCAACCCTGTAAATATTACAGGCGCTAAACTGTCATTCCTGGGAGTTACTCTAGCCTCACAAATTAGAACTTATCCAGGTTCACCTACGCTTTGGGCTACGTTTACTGTAACTATGATTGATGCAACTACAAACACAGTTACTATCTCATTGACAGATGCTCAAACAATTAACTTGCCAGTGCGATGCTTCTGGGATATCCAAGGAACGTTAACTTCTGATTCAACTATCTCTACAACTTACTACCGCGGACAAGTGTTCACCACACCACAGGTGACTCAATAAGACTTACCTGGCGTGCAGGTAGGAATATAAAAACCCGACAAGGTATGAGAGTAAAGCCCCCAGCAGAGGTGACTGGGGGCTTTACTTATTAGTTACCCGACACTAATAATGAATTGCTAGTATACTAAAAAAGGCCACTTATAAAAACGTATACTGGCATTAACGGCAGTACGTTTACTCAAATTTTAGGAATGTAGAATGACCAATAATAACCCGCAGTTGGACCCTACTAATAAACTGCGTACCTCTGCTCCGCAAGCTCTTATTGATACCGACTTTGAGTACGGTACCCAGGTTTCTAAGTGGGAAAATCTTTCTACTACTAACCTTCGCCCATATGCGTACGCTTCTGCCACTACAATTGCGGGCATCACCGACATTCAAATGACTGCTGGTTCACGCACAGTTACAGTTTCTCTTAGCAATACTTCTGCTCTTTCTAACGGTCTTCCAATCGTAGTTAATGATGCTCTTAAGCCAATTGCTAATGGTGTTTTTGCAATTGATGCTGGAAGCATTATTTCAAACACAAGTTTTACATACACTGCTCGCGCAGCTGCTACTGTTACTGGTTCTATTTTTGACACCTATAAAACAGCAATTACTATTGGAAACTACTATACAAACGCTGCTATTGGTGTTGCTCCTACTTGGACTTACTCTGGCGCAAAAATTAAAGCGGTTACCACCGTACCTCACGGTTTATCAATTGGTAATGAAATTCAAGTTTCTGGAACTACTGCTGGTAGCGGTGCTCCTAATGGAACTTGGATTGTTTCTCAGGTAGAAAGCCCAACAGCGTTTTACTTTTACTCTACAGTAACTCCTACTGGAACCATCAATGGTGGCTTAGTTTACACCCGACCACAGGGTTCCGTTCTACATCGTCCATTTGATGGTGGTGTAATTTTCTCGTCTAACGGCATGTCTAACTATGAGTCAACAACTCGTCAGACTCGCCGTTACTTCCGTTATCAGTCAGGTAAGGGTATCCAACTATCTTCGGGTACCATTCTTAAGCCTAACTTTCAGCTTGATGGTCTTCAGTATATTCAGTCAAGTGGCTTAGTTACAGTAACTACAAAGGACCAGCACAATATTCAACCTGGGTCTACCATCTTGATTTCTGGTGCTAACGAAGGTTTCTTTAACGGAACTATTACTGTTTATTCAGTTACAGGATATAATACCTTTACCTACCAGCCTGCTACTAACCCAGGTACGGATACTAAAGCTTCAGGAAGTTACTACGCATCGATTATTGGATGGTATGGAGCTGTAAACCGCCTAGGTATTTTTGACCAGCAAAATGGTTTGTTTTTTGAGTTTGACGGACAGCAGCTTTACGCAGTTCGCCGCAACTCTGTATACCAAATTTCTGGTCGTGTAGCCGTTACATCAGGAAGCAATACCGTTACACAGGCTTCTGGTTTTACTACATCTTTTTCGGAACAGTTAGTTCCTGGAGACTATGTAGTTATTCGCGGTCAGTCTTACCGTGTTGACGCTATTGCTTCGGACACAAGTCTTACTATTTCGCCTTCATATCGAGGTGCAGACAACGTAGTTGCTGCGGTTATGTCAAAGACTGTTGACTATAGGGTTCCTCAATCACAATGGAACCTGGACACTATGGATGGAACTGGTCCTTCTGGATTTAAAATTGACCTTTCTCGTATGCAGATGTTCTACATCGACTTTTCGTGGTATGGTGCTGGATTTGTTCGCTGGGGTCTTCGTGGAACAGATGGAGATGTTACCTACGTCCACAAGATGCAAAATAACAACGTAAACTTTGAGGCTTACATGCGTTCAGGTAACTTGCCTGGTCGTTACGAATCATTGACTCTTCCTCCTAAAACTATTCTTGGAGCTAGCTTAGGCACTACAGATGTTGCAATTACTGTTGGAGATACTTCAACATTTCCTTCATCTGGAACTATTGTAATTAAAGGCCCATCTGCTTACGAGCACATTACTTATACTGGAAAAACTTCTAACAGTTTTACTGGTTTAATTCGTGCTCAAGCGGGAACCACAGTGGCTAGTGGTTTGACTGCCTCTCTTAATACTAACGTAATTGTTAACACTGCTGCATTTACTGGTGTTCAAGTTGGTCAGCGAGTTATTTCAAACACTGCTAATGCTTTTTATCCTGACGGAACATTTGTTGCTTCTATCAGCGCAGACGCCAAGACTATTACTCTTACACAATCGCTTACAGGAACTGCCGCGGCTACATCAGTAACATTTATTCCTATGGGTGCTACTGCTGCTCAGCCATTCTCATATTCTGTAACTGCTCCAATTGCTGTAGAACTTGCGTTCCCAACATTTGCACCGACTATTTCGCACTGGGGTACCTCGGTAATCATGGACGGCCGCTTTGATGATGACAAGTCTTTGCTTTTTACTTATGGTCAAACTGCATCGACTAGCTTGGCACCAAGCACAAGCACTTCGGTATCATCAGTTACGGCTAACGTTGCCGCAAATACTAACATTACAATTGCTGCTAATCAAAGCATTGTTGTAGGTATGGCAGTGACTGCCGTTGGTGGAACCATTACTTCATTCCCCGCTGGAACCACAGTTACTTCGGTTAGTGGAGGTGGAACCATTATTCAGTTAAGCAACGCGGTTAACATCACTGGCTCTAACTTAACATTTACATATGGAACTACAGTATCGGGTGTAACAGCTAACGTTTCTTCACTTACTAATATCACCGTTTCAACTACTGCAAACATTGTTGTAGGTATGGGTGTAACCGCTTCTGGTGGAACAGTTACTTCGTTCCCCGCTGGAACTATTGTGTATGCTGTGGTTAACTCGACAACTATTCAGTTAACTAACGCAGTAAATGTTAGCAATACTACTTTAACGTTTACTGGTGGTAGCACTAAGGCATTGTTCTCAATCCGTATTGCTCCCTCGGTAGATAACGGTAAAGCAGCAGCCTTTGGTCAGCGTGACCTTGTTAACCGCATGCAGTTGATTCTTCGTGCGCTAGACATTGCGCTCCAAGGTTCTACTTCGGGTAACCTGCTAGTTACTGCTGTTCTTAATGGAACACCAAGTACTTCAACATTATGGGGACCAATTACATCAACAGCAACGTCTAGCCTTGCACAAATTGCTGATTACGCATCTACTTTTAACACCACGGTTTTTGGTGGTGAAGTTACTGGCGGGTTCTTTGTAAACAGTACTAACAGCGTTGACTTGTCTCTTGTTCGAGACCTTGGTAACTCAGTTCTTGCTGGTGGAACTACCACAACTAACAACGGCATTTATCCAGATGGTCCTGACGTACTTACCATTCAAGTTACAAACTTGTCTTCAACAGCCGCTGCCTCGGTAGTAGGTCGTTTGTCTTGGACTGAAGCCCAGGCTTAATTCGTGCGTTCCTACAACGTTGGTGGTAGGTTTGACTCTGATTTTGAGTCAGACCAAATTAGTGACGGTATAACTACCGACCTCACCAACGTTGTAGGTACTAGCGTACAGTGGTGGAAGTTTGATTCCGTCAACTCTACAGTAGACCCAATTTACGACGTAGAGCCAATTGGCGTTGGTCGTATTTGGATTGGTCCTACTACCCTTGCTGTTATTAGCGCCACAATTAACGAAGGCACAACGCTGCAAAGCGAGCGTGGTTTCTACAACGTGGATACCCTAAGACTTACTTGCAACATTGATGATGTGTATGCAATTGCTCCAGAGTTGTTTAATGATAGAGCACAAGTTTCAACAACAATTGACCTTGTAGATAAGTATAGAATTGTATTTAAGGGTGAGGTTTACCGACCAATTAAGACCCAGCCAATGGGCCTGGTTGCTAACCGCCACACTTTGATTAACATAGACCTTACCCAGCTATCGCCAGAAGAACTTGTCAATGACGTACAGTTCCTCGGATACGCTCAACCATAGGAGAAATAAATGGCTAAAGCGCCAAAAGACATTCACGTTATTCAAGCTAAAAATGACGCGGGTGAGCACAAGGACATGTGGAAGTTTGAAGAGCCAGGAGAGGCTCAGGGTAAGCTAAAAGAACTTCAGGTTAACTTCCCTAACCACGAATACCAGCTTGTTCAGCGTCGCAATGACGTGATGCCAGCTTCTAAGCCTGCTGCCAAAACCGCTGCTAAGCCTGCTGCTAAAGCTGCTCCAAAAGCCGCTGTGAAGCCTGCTGTCAAGCCTGTTGCTAAGCCTGCTGCTAAGCCAATGGCTAAGGCCCCAGCAAAGAAGAAGTAATGCCTTTCAAGTCCCGTCAGCAAGAGAAGTGGATGTTCGCTACTCACCCAGAAATGGCTAGGCAGTGGGCAAATGAGACACCAAAAGGTAAAGCTTTGCCTAAAAAGGTAAAAAAGAAAGCAAAGAAAAAGTAATGGCTAAAATTACTGCTAATGGCAAAGCCCATAAAGTTACTCAAAAAAAGGTTGACAAGGGCGCTGGCAAAAAAGGCGATATAATTGTTGAACAAAACAGTAAAACTGGTAAGAAGCAACGTATGAACCTTACCAAACTTGCTGGGGCTAAGACTGTTGCACAAGGCGTTAAAGCCACTAAAAAATTCCATAAACAACACCCCGAGGTAAAATAATGGCTGCTAAAAAACCTGTATGGGATAAACCAAACCCTAAGAAAAAACACAAAGACCTAAACTCAAAGCAAGAGTCCGCTGCTAGGGCACGCGCCAAAGCTGCTGGTCGTCCATACCCTAACCTGGTTGATAACATGGCTATCGCCAAGAAATCAAAGAAGAAGGCAAAGTAATGGCTACTCCAGCATGGGAACGTAAAGAAGGTAAAAACCCTAAAGGTGGATTAAATGCTAAGGGTCGTGCTTCTGCTAAAGCTCAAGGTCACAATCTAAAACCACCAGTTAAATCGGGTGACAATCCACGTCGCGCGTCTTTCCTAGCACGTATGGCGGGTAACCCAGGTCCTGAGCGTAAGCCCAATGGTGAGCCTACGCGTCTGCTATTATCATTACAGGCATGGGGCGCTTCTTCAAAAGCT